TTAAATAGACAATACGCTCGAGCTTTAGCTGAAAGAGATGCTGACTTAAAAGGTTTATTAAAAGTTGATATTGGTGGAGGCTTAAATCCATATCCTGGATATAAAACAGTCGATATGAGAGATACTGCTGATATGAAAGCAGACTTAAATGAAGGCATTCCATTGATTGATGGCTGTGTTGGAGTATTAAATGCTAGTCACATTTTAGAACACCTACACGATAAAACAAAAATTATGTCAGAGATTCATCGTGTGTTGGCACCAGGAGGTTGGGCATTTATTGATGTTCCTAGCACCGATGGCCGAGGTGCGTTTCAAGACCCAACCCATGTAAGCTATTGGAATGAGAACAGTTTTTTGTACTATACTGACGCCAATTTAGGTAACTTTATTGATAATACAAACATTCGTTTTCAAGAATATCGTAGAGATACTTATTTTCCAAATGAATGGATGAAAAGCATAAACGTATGTGTAACAACAGCTTGGCTAGTTGCAGTCAAACCAGAATCACCTAGATATCCCGGTATCCTGAAGATATAAATACCTTCTATAATAGGAGGAATAATGGCCACAATTACAAATCGAAAAGATTTTAAGACTTATTGTTTGAGACGATTAGGCTTTCCTGTAATTGAAATCAACGTAGATGATGACCAAGTGGAAGACCGTATTGATGATGCCTTACAATATTGGCAAGATTACCATTTTGATGGATTACAAAAAGTTTATTACATCAAAGCAATTACCGGATCAGTTCTAGTAGCATCAGCGAATGTTAGTAGTTTTATTTACAATGTTGTATCTCTTGTAGGTGTTACATCAGGTGCAACTGCAACAAAAATCTATGCTGCAACAGATAACGTAACATTAACATTAACTTGCGGACAAACTCCTTTCGTACAAGGTGAAGCACTAAATTACATAGACTCACAAGGAGTATCACACTCAAGTGGTGTTAATGTTCAAAGCTTTAGTTTTGGAGATGTGGATAAGAGATACTTAGATTTAAGTGGTTCGACAGATGCTCAAGGTAATCCAATGGAAATTGTTGGTATTTCTCGCATATTTCCGGTATCCGACTCACAAGCAACAGTCAATATGTTTGATTTAAGATATCAGTTACGTTTAAATGAGTTGTATGACTTCACCTCCGCATCTTACATCAACTATACTTTAACACAACAACACTTACGTTCTCTAGAGATTATGTTTACTGGAGAAGTTCCTATTCGCTTCCAGAGACATATGCAAAGACTGTATATTGATTGGGCATGGGGGTATTCTGAGGCGCCAATTGGTACTATTGTAGTTGCTGAAGCTTATGCAGCGATTAATCCAGATGTTTACAGTTTGGTATATAATGACCGTTGGTTAAAAGAATATGCCACACAACTCATTAAAAGAAGTTGGGGTAATAACCTTTCTAAATTTGCCAATCTACAATTACCTGGCGGTGTTACATTAGATGGTAAAACTATTCAAAAAGAAGCCACAGACGAAATCGAAAGATTAGAGAAAGAAATGGAAATGAATTACGGTGCGCCGTTAGAATTTTTCATGAACTAACATGCCAGTCAATCATTATTTCAACAATTACGGAAGTTTACCTGAACAACGGGTAATTGAGGACCTTATTGTAGAATCTATTCGCATTATGGGTTTTGAATCATTTTATATTCCAAATGATAATGTAGCCGCTCGTGATTTATTGTATGGTGAAGATCCTGTCAAGAAATTCAAATCATCTTATCCAATTGAATTGTATTTGTCCAACTCATTGGAGTACGGCGGTGAAAGAGAATTCTTTTCTAAGTTTGGTTTAGAAATTAAAAATACTGTTCAGGTAGTTATTTCAAAGAGAACATTCTCACAAAGAGTACCACAAAATACTTATACTCGACCAATGGAAGGTGATTTAATTTATATACCTTTTCTGAATGGTACAGGAGAATTGTTTGAGATTAAATTTACAAATCAAACAAAAGACTTCTTTATGTTAGGTAGAAAAGTCCCTTACTTCTATGAGTTAGAATTGGAAAAATTCAAGTATTCACAAGAGATTATGAATACAGGCACAATAGAAATCGATTCAGTTGTTACAGATTCAGCCTATACATTACATCTCCATACAGGTGCAGGAACTGGAACATACAATATTGGAGAAATCGTATTTCAATCTAATGATGCCACATATGCTAATGCTAACACAGTAGCTATCGTACAATCTTGGATACCATCTTCTAATACATTATCTGTAACAAATATTGCCGGCGAATTCCTAGATAATTATATTATTTACGGACAAACAAGTGGTGCTCACTATAACTTAGGATCATTTGACCTATTAGAAAATCCATCTAATAAAGAGAATTATGATAATGCTTATATTGCAAATTCATTTTCTACGATTGTTGATTCATCAGAAATTAATCCATTTGGAAGTATATAATGTCAACATATAACCATATTATTCGTAAAATTACCGTAGGATTTGGAGATTTATTTAGCAAAATTTTTTTAATTCGTTATAATCCAGATTTAACTGAAGCTGAAAGATTTATTGTTCCTATTGCGTATTCACCAAAAGAATTATACGTTCAACGTATTGAAGGTGATTATAACTTAGATAAAAAAGTTCAAATGACTTTACCAAGACTTTCATATGAAATGACTGGTATGAGTTACGATTCTACCAGAAAACAAAATACTAATATTAAAGCTGCATACAATACAGCATCAGGCACGGTAGCACAATATAATCCTGTTCCTTATAATTTTGATTATTCTTTATATCTCTACACAAGAAACATCGAAGATGCTCATCAAATTATAGAACACATTTTGCCTTATTTTGCACCAGATTATACTATCAAATTAAATTTAATACCTGAATTAGGTGTAACTAAAGAAATTCCAGTTATCTTAAATACAACAAATTTTGATATTACTTATGAAGGCCCAAGAGATTCTGATACAAGAACAATCATTTGGACTTTAGATTTTACAGTCAAAGGTTTTATATTTGGTTCAACAAATACTCCAAAAATTATTTACACATCTATTACTAACATATTAAATAATGTTAACGCAAATCAACTCGTATCTTTGAATGTTAGTACTGGTGTTGGAACATACCAAAAAGGTGAAATTGTGTATCAAGGATATACACTAAATATGTCAACAGCTACAGCAATTGTTGCTGATTTTATTCCAAAAAATAATAAATTAATATTAACAAATATTAACGGTAATTTTGTTTCTTCCCATCCTATTATTGGTTCAAAAACAAATGCTAATTATTTGTTTAATTCATACCAAATAGTTACTGAAAATCTTGCAAAAATTATTGTTACAAGTGATGGATATGAAGATTTAACATTAGAAACGGGAACACAAGATTTAATATTAGAAACAACAACGGAAGACTTATTAACAGAATTAGGAAATGCTAATTCTTATACATATAATACTAGTGTAACAGAAACAAAAAATTAACCTTAGAGGATTAAAATGTCAAAAACCTTACAATTTAGAAGATATCCAACTTCTGTATTATCATCAACAACTGGTGCCAATGGCGAAATTATTGTTGATACTACCAAATATACATTAACTGTTCATGATGGTTTAACTCCTGGCGGTTATCCTTTAGCTTTGCAAAACTCAAATACGTTTAATGCAAATAACATTATTGTTAGTGGTAACATTACTTCACAACATATTTTTGTTGGAGATTCATTATCAAGTTCGGGTATTGCTAACGTAATAAATTTATCTTCTACCGGAGGACAAACAGGACTTAAAGCTTTAAACATTGTTGATACTTTAGGTGGTATCAAAATTATTAGAGCAGGTGGTAATCCTTTCATTGAATTTGGCGAATGGAACTCAACTTTATCCACACAATCTGGCGGTTACGATATAGGTTCTATTTCTGGTATAATGACAATTAGAAGTAGACAATTAAATTACAATGCTTCTACAAATGCAGCAAACGTTGTGATGCAATTATATGCTAATACAGGAACCGCAGCTGTATCAAATTCTGTCAACACTGGTTCAGTAGTTATTTTTGGTGGTCTTGGTGTTTTAGGTAATGTTTATGCTACATCACATTATGCGACTTCCAATATTGGTTTTCCAACAGGAACAGGAAGTGTAGCTACGCAAGCTACAAGCAGAACAACTGGAGTAACATTAAATAATCCAACAGGTCAAATTACATTGTTTAACCAAGCAATGGCAACTCAAACTGCAAATACATTTATTCTTACAAATTCATTTATTGGTGCAAACGATTTTATTTTATTAAATCATTTTAGTGGCGGTACAATCGGTGCTTATCATCTTGCATCTAATACATCAGCAGGTCAAGCAAACGTAACTATTAGAAATATATCAAGTTCAACATTAACGGAAGCTCCAGTAATTCAATACGTTGTGATTAAAGCTGCAGCAAACTAAAATTTAATTTATGAATAATCTTGATAAAAATTTGAGTGAAGTTTTTGATGTGAATCCTATTGGTGAACCAGAACCAAAGAAACAAGTTTTACCAACTCATTATAAAAAACCAGATATCGAAGAAGATTTAACTGATGCTTACCAACAATCAAAAGAAAATCTTCAAGCCATACTTGACCAAGGGCATGAAGCAATGCACGAAATATTAGAGATTGCTAAAGCTGGCCAACATCCAAGAGCCTTTGAAGTGTATGCCACTTTATTAAAGAACATGACTGAAGCTAACGATAGACTTCTTAAAATCCAAAAAGAAATACGTGATATGGATAATAAGAAAGAAGTTAATAATACTAACATTGATAAAGCAATATTCGTTGGTACAACCGCTGAATTGGCAAAACTATTAAAAGATGGCAACAAAAAATAAAGAAAGTTATCGTGATAATCCGTTACTCAAACGAGTTGATGTATCGATAAACTACACTCAAGAGCAAGCGGAAGAATATGTCAAATGTTCCCGTGATCCTGTCTATTTCACAAAATACATTAAAATTATTACACTAGATGAAGGTGTTGTACCTTTCACCATGTATGATTTCCAAGAGGACATGATAAGGACATTTCACGAACATCGTTTTGTTATTACTAAATGTCCTCGTCAAGTTGGTAAAACGACTACAGCTATTGCATATCTTCTTTGGACTGTATTATTTCAAGATGCTCAAACCATTGCAGTTCTTGCTAACCGTGGTGATACTGCTCGTAAGATTCTTTCCAAGTTACAATTGGCCTACGAGAATCTTCCTATGTGGCTTCAACAAGGCGTATTAGAATGGAATAAAGGTCGTATTGAATTAGAAAATAAATCAGTTATTATTGCTGACTCAACATCATCTTCAGCGGCTCGTTCTGGTTCGTTTAACATTGTATTCTTAGATGAGTTTGCTTTCGTGCCATCTAATATTGCTTATGACTTCTTTACCTCAGTTTATCCTGTGATTACTGCTGGTACAAAAACAAAGATTTTGATTGTGTCTACACCAAACGGTATGAATTTGTTTTATAAGATATGGAATGATGCAGTTAATAAAAGAAATAATTATGTGCCGTTTGAGATTCATTGGTCACAAGTGCCAGGCCGTGATGAAGAATGGAAAGAAGAAACAATACGAAATACATCCGAACACCAGTTTAGACAAGAATTTGAAACTGAGTTTTTAGGTTCTTCCAACACTTTAGTTTCAGCACAAAAATTACAACAATTGGCATATCAAGAACCAATTGCTGAACATGATAAAGTAAAAATCTACAAAAATCCAATCAAAGGAGATGGTGAAAAAATTAAAGACCATTTATATGCAGTTTGGGTTGACGTTTCAGAAGGTAAAAATTTAGACTGCTCAGCATTTTCTGTCATTGATATCTCTACAATGCCATATGAACAAGTTGCGACTTATAAGAGCTCTTCTATATCTCCTATTTTATTACCTACGGTTATACATAATGTAGCCAGAATGTATAACGATGCCTATATTTTAGTTGAAATAAATAATACACCACAAGTTGCAGACATTTTACACCATGATTTGGAGTATGAAAATGTTTGGAAAGTATTTACCGGCAATAAAAAGCCTCAACAATTGTCTGGTGGATTTGCGAGAGGAGTGCAATTAGGCCTTAAAATGTCGCCTCAAGTAAAAAGAATTGGTTGTTCCAATTTAAAAACTCTGCTTGAAACAAATAAATTAATACTTAATGATTTTGATACCATATCAGAATTGACTACTTTTGTGGCAAGCAAAAATTCATTTGCAGCTGAATCTGATGCAAATGATGATATGGTAATGGGTTTAGTAATGTTTGCGTGGGCAACCACACAAAAATACTTTAGAGAAATCGTAAATCACGATGTAAGAAAACAGATTCAATTAGAAAATTTAAATCAATTAGACGAAGAAGTATTGCCGGCGCCCATTATTGAAGATGGTTTAGAACACAAATTTGAACTTTATGATGGTGATGTATGGGAAAAAGCCGATTCAGGTGAAACATATGCAGGTTTTGTTAGAGATATGATAAGGAATCTCTAAATATGGCCTTTGATAAATATTGTAATGGTATTATAACTGCCACTAACATAATAATTTAAGGAGAATCCAAATGGCGTTTACAATCTCTCCAGGTGTAGCAATATCTGAAACCGATTTAACAACGGTTGTTCCTTCAGTATTAACTACAACCGGTGCATTTGCTGGAGCTTTTAGATGGGGTCCAGCAAACAAAAGAATTACAATCTCAAGTGAAAATCAATTAGTTACAAGATTTTACAAACCAGATAGCAATACTGCTAATGCGTTTTTTACTTGTGCTTCTTTCTTAGCATATGGTAACAACCTTCAAGTTGTTCGTGTTTTAGGCACAAATCATAAAAATGCAGATGCAAATACTTCTGCGCCTAATGTTTCAGTTGCAAACGAAGATGCTTTTGAATACTCATATTTGAACAATTTGACTAATGCCAACACTTATGGTCCTTTTATGGCACGTTATGCTGGTGCTTTAGGTAATTCATTAACTATTTCTGCAATTGACGCTGGCGCTAATGCTGCACAGTTTGCCACTTGGAACATTAACGGTATCGGTGTATCATCTTATTTTCCAACATTACCTGGTACATCTGCACAAGCTGCTTCAGTTAATGCCGCTAACGATGAATTACACATTATCGTTATTGACACTGGTGGTTTAATTACAGGCACAGCAAATACTGTTTTAGAAGTGTTCCCTTATTTGTCAAAAGGCGCAGACGCTAAAGATTCTTTAGGTAATTCAAACTATTATAAAAATTTCATTTATAATAATTCAAAATATATTTACGCTATTGATCCAGTTAATTACGCTACAACAAGTGCTACTTGGGGTCAATCACTAACTGGTACTAATTTTGCAACAATTTCTTCCGCCGCAAGTAACAATATTATCACAACCACTTTAAGTGGTGGTGTTGATGATACTCCAACAGATGCTAATATTCAAAATGGTTACGGATACTTTGTTAATAAAGACGAAGTAGACATTTCTTTAGTCTTAACAGGTTCTGCAAATACTCCAGTTCAACAATATGTTATCGACAATGTTGTTAATTCACGTGCTGATTGTGTTGCTTTTTTATCTCCTCCAGCTTCTGCTGTTGTTAACAACTACGGTAATGAAATTGCAAGTATTACTACTTGGTCTGGTCAATTAGCTCGCTCTTCTTCATATGCTGTTGCTGATTCTGGTTGGAAATATATGTTCGATAAGTACAATAACGTATATCGTTGGATTCCATTGAACGGCGATATAGCTGGTCTATGTGTATACACAGATTCCGTTACTGCACCATGGTATTCACCTGCAGGATACAATCGTGGTAATCTTAAAAACGTTGTTAAGTTAGCATGGAATCCAACTAAAACAAGTCGTGACCAATTATATTCTTTAGGTGTTAATCCTGTTGGAACATTCCCTGGTCAAGGTACAGTATTGTTTGGTGATAAAACATTACAATCTAAACCATCTGCATTTGACCGTATCAATGTACGTAGATTGTTTATTGTATTAGAGAAAACAATCGCACAAGCTTCTAAGTTCTCATTATTTGAATTTAATGATGTTAATACTCAGAATCAATTTATTTCTTTAATTACACCTTTCTTGCAAGACATTAAGTCACGCCGTGGTATTTACGACTTCCGTGTTGTTTGTGATTCTACAAATAATACACCTCAAGTTGTCGATTCAAACCAATTTGTTGGTGATATCTATATTAAACCTGCTCGTTCAGTTAACTTTATTCAATTGAATTTTGTTGCTGTTAGAACTGGCGTTGACTTCACCACAGTCGTTGCTGCAGCTTAATAAATAACAGAACGATAGGAGAAAAACATGTCATTCAACGTATCACAATTTAGGTCAAATATAAGATTTGACGGAGCACGTCCAAATTTATTTGAAGTAAGTTTGTCGTTTCCTACAGCGGTTATTAATGGTACAACTTCTGGTCAACAAGCATTGTTTTTAGCGAAATCAGCACAGTTACCTGGTTCTACGATAGGTACTGTGTCTTTAAATTATTTTGGTCGTGAATTAAAATTTGCTGGTAACAGAACGTTTACTGATTGGACAATTACAATTATTAACGATGAGGATTTTGGTATTAGAAATTCATTAGAAAACTGGATGAATTTAATTAACAGTAATACCAGCAACGTCCGTGCTTCAGGCTCAAACACACCACTAGGTTATACAACTAATTCCATTGTAACACAATATGGTAAAGACACATCAACATTAAAGAAATATAATTTTGTTGGTATTTTCCCAATAGATTTATCTCCAATCGATTTAGATTGGGGTTCAAATGACGCTATTGAAGAATATTCTGTGACTTTTGCATACCAATATTGGGAAGATGTATCAGTTGGTGGAACAACAGGCACTACAACTTAATATGTTTTATTTTACGAAAGGGACTACGGTCCCTTTCATTATGTTTTTTTGAATTGATATAGGACAATATGGCCGCTAATAAATTTTCACTCTTTGGTTTTACAATTGCACGTCAGCAGCAAAATGATGACCAATCCGTGCAACAATCTTTCACGCCTCCAACAAATGACGATGGCGCTCTTACGATTACTTCTGCCGCTTATTATGGAACTTATGTTGACCTAGACGGCACCGCAAAAAATGAAATAGAACTGATTGGTCGTTACCGTGAAATGGCAATGCAGCCAGAAATTGAATCAGCCATCGATGACATTATCAATGAAGCTATTTGCCAAGATGACGATGGTCGTAATATCAAAATGGTATTAGATGACCTTAAAGTTTCAGACAAAATTAAAAAATCATTACAAACAGAATTCAATACCATATTGCGTTTATTAAACTATAACAATATGGCTCAAGATGTTTTTCGTAGATATTATGTTGACGGAAGATTATACTATCACATGATTATTGACCGTGAAAATCCTATTGAAGGTATTAGAGAAATGCGGTATGTGGATCCTCGTAAACTTAAAAAAGTTCGTGAGGTTAAAAAGAAAAAAGATGAACGCACTGGCGTGGAGGTTATGAATGTTATCAACGAATACTACATTTACAATGACAAGGTTGTGTCTGGTTCTTCTAGCAACTTTGGTCCCGTTGGAGTTCGTATCACTACCGACTCCATTATTTCTGTTGTTAGTGGTCTTATGGATTCCCGCCGTGCTGTGGTTCTCTCGTATCTTCATAAAGCTATTAAACCACTTAACCAACTTAGGATGATTGAAGATGCGACAGTTATTTATCGTATATCTAGGGCTCCTGAGCGCCGTATTTTTTATATTGATGTTGGCAATTTACCCAAATTAAAGGCCGAACAATATCTCCGTGACATCATGGTTAAATACAAGAACAAACTTGTATATGATGCTAACACAGGTGAAGTACGTGATGACCGTAAATTTATGTCCATGATGGAAGATTTTTGGTTACCACGTAGAGAAGGCGGTAAAGGTACAGAGATTACTACACTACCAGGCGGACAAAATCTTGGTGAGTTAGAAGATGTTAAATACTTTGAAAAGAAGTTATACAAAGCATTAAATGTTCCGGTCTCTCGTTTGAATCCAGAATCTTCTGGTTTCTCGTTAGGTCGTACTAATGAAATTACCCGTGACGAATTAAAGTTTGCTAAGTTTGTTGACCGTATGCGTAATAAGTTTGCTGACTTGTTTGACCAAGCAATGCGTGTACAATGTGTTCTCAAAGGTATTTGTACCAATGAAGAATGGTTAGAGATGAAAGAGCATATCTATTATGACTTCATCAAAGATAATAACTTTACAGAACTCAAAGATGCCGAGTTAATGAAAGAACGGTTATCTTTACTAAGTAATGTTGATCCATATACTGGTCGTTATTTCTCACAAGCATGGATTCAAAGAAATGTATTGCGTTTGACTGATGAAGAAATCAAAGAAATGCAAGAAGAAATTGATGAAGAAAAGGCAATTGGTCTTGGATTACCGCAACAAACAATGAATGATGTGTCACAACAGATGATGATGTCGAATGTTCCTCAACAGCCTGCCAATCCGGCAGACCAAGAGAATGAAGATGAATAAATAGATTAATTAGGAGAACAAAATGCACAGAAGTATTATAGACTACGCAATGGATGATAACGGTGTTGAATTTCGCAAAGCACTATATGCATCTATTCACGATAAAGTATCTGCTCACATTGAAGCTAAAAAGCAAGAGATTGCTCAAGGATTACTTGGTGTTCATCAAGAAGAAGAACAAGAAGAATATTATGATGATGAGCAAGAAATAGAACAAGAAACAGAAGAATAATAGGATAACAAATGGCCAATAAATTCACAACTCAAGTATTACGAGATACCACTACCGATGTTGTCATTAAATTGACAGGCCAATTTGACGGTTCATCAGGCCAAGAAGCTAACAACGCTAGAATTGTAGCAAATTCTTTTTATGGTGCTTTAGCAACCAATGGATATCTTGTTGCAAATAACCAAGGCGGTTCTGCTAATACAACTTTGCCTTATTATAATTTACAAATAACTTCCTGTCAATACTTTGTAAGTATGGGTACCTCAACTCCTCCAGGTTCTGTTGAACTTTTTTGGACAGGAAGCAATGCAGCCAATAATGCCACTATCTTTTATCTAAACGGTAACGGCGAATATGGTAGTCAACAACAACCTGCTATTCTAAACAATGCTATAAGTCCAAATGGAAATTTAGGTATCAATACTTATGGTACTACAGCAAATACAGCGTACACAATTATTGTTTCTTTACGTAAAGACAACGCTCATTATCAGCGTGGTCAATTTAATGATCCTTCAGCATTTAACTATGGCTCTTATTCACTACAACCTAGGTAACTATAATGAAACTAATTAAAGAAATTTACGAAACAGTATCATATCAAGTTATCGAAGAAGGTAACGGTAAAAAATCTTTATTCATTGAAGGACCTTTTTTGGTTGCTGAAAAGAAAAACAAAAATGGCCGTTTGTATGAATATGCTACAATGAGAAAAGAAGTTTCTCGTTACAATGAAGAATACATAAACAAAAATCGTGCATTTGGTGAGTTAGGTCATCCTGAAACACCTACTATTAATTTAGACCGTGTATCACACATGATTACATCTTTACATGAAGATGGTAATCAATGGATTGGTAAAGCAAAAATTTTAGATACACCAATGGGAACTATTGCTCGTCAATTGATTGAAGGCGGCGCACAGTTAGGCGTATCTTCAAGAGGCATGGGTTCGTTAAAGAACGTCAATGGCGTTAATGTAGTACAACCCGATTTCTATCTAGCCACAGCGGCGGATATTGTAGCAGACCCTTCTGCGCCAGGAGCTTTTGTTCAAGGCATTATGGAAGGTAAAGAATGGATGTTAGTCAATGGTGTTTGGACTGAGCAAGACCACTCTGAAGCGTTACAACAAGTACGTAAAGCATCACAGAGAGATATTGAAAAAGTAAGTCTACGCATATTTGAGAACTTCATGAAAAAACTTTAATTATAAATATATCCAAATAAATCAAGGAGATTTTCAAAATGGCAAATTACAATCTATCTGACGCCGCTAAATCAATTCTTTTAGGCGAAGATTC